AAACCTGACGGCTAACGCGAACTATGTCGGGATGAATTACACCACCACCGCAATTGATATTACCGGCCACGAGAACGATTCGCTCTGTGTGGCCATCCGGCGGCAGGGGCAGACGGCGTTCCGCCAGATGCTCATTCCCGTGTACGACTTGAGTTAATGCCTATTTTCAGTTCGCTCTACGGCACACGGCTGGACCGGGAACTCGGGACCGAGGACCGCTCCGTCCTGTTCACCACCGCTAGGCGGAAGGCGGCGATCAACGAAGCGCAGGGGGAGTTCGCGGAACTCACCGAGTGCTTCACGAAGCAGTCCACGCTGACCCTGGCGGGCGGCACGGCGGAATACGACCTGAACGACTCCACCACGCTCGGGGATTTCGTGCGGCTGTCGATGGAACAGGTCCAGTTCCGCTACGTGGATGCCTCCAGCAACGTGACGGTCTTGGCGGGCGATGACTTGCCCCGACGCGATGTGCCGTGGCTGAACAAGTACGAGCCGGGGTGGGAGGTCTCGACGGTGGCTTCCTCCCTGCAGCAGATGCCGCAGGTCTACTACGAACGCACCGAGGGAGGATCGCGCTATCTGGGCTTCTGGCCGACGCCCTCGACGGGGAGTTCAGCCAGCATGACGGCCGTCGTCCCGTATGTGGCGGCTCCTGTCCCCATGACCAGCGACACGAACGAACCCTTCCAGGCCAACGGGCGCGTGCGGACGGACTTGCGGCCCTATCACCAAGGGCTGGTGCATTACGCGGCGTATCAGCTCGAGAAGTTGCGCCGGGATCCCGAAGCGGCCAACGCCCAGTTGCAGACGTTTCTCGGCTACGTGATGCGCTACGTGCAGAACAAGCGGGTCAAGGGCGGGAAGCAGTTGACGCAAGTGAAGAACTACTTCCGGCGTCATGGGAACGACCGGGGCGAGGATCCGCGGACGTGATTCGTATCACCTTCGCCTGCGGCCACAAGACGGACCTCGAGAATGCCGAGGTGCCGCCGGTCTGTCAGGTGTGCGGAGAACGACGGGTGCAGGCGGTGAAAGCGCCCGCGCCACGGTTTACAGGGTCGGGCCGGAGCCCGCTGATGAAGGATGGACATGCCTGACAATTTCGGTCTCAACTTCGCGCCTCTCAACGCCGCCGGCCAGAAGGGACAGGCCGGAAAGGGCGGGTCACCGATTCAGGAGGCTATCCGCACCCTCTCCCTCCGTCTGCCGAAGATTGTCGGGGCGGGGAGCCCGGTGGCGCAGCCCCTCCTCCAGAGTCAGGGCTCGATGGGCCTGAACCCGATGCCGTCACCGGTGCTGCCGTCCGGCCCGCAGGCGTGGCAGGCGGATGCGCCAACGGCAGGGCCGATTCAGACCAGTGTCGGGAATGGCTCCCAGGTGGCGTACGCGCCTTCGCAGCAGGCGCCACAGTTCGACATGGAGACGTTCCTCCGGAAGTTGTTTGACTTCGGCAATGGTCGGACCTCACAGCCGGGGTCAGGGCCGGATGGCGTGTCGTATCCGACGCCTGGGCCAGTGGGTGACTACGCACAGGGACCGGAAGTGCCGCAGCCGGGACGCGTGTCCGCCCCACTCCCCGGCTTCACGATCGGGATCGACCCCGGCGCGAGCGACCAGGGGCCGGCCGTGACGGAGGCGCCGCCGCCCGAGTCGTTCCTGCCGACGACACAGGCGCCAGCGGCCCCGCACTTCTCGCGGTTCCGCGGCTTCACTGGCGCGAGGTAAATGGCCGGACAGACGAAGACCCGCGCGGCGAAGATTGGCAAGAGTTACCAACTCCTGCCGGTTATCGGTCCGTCTGCCGGCGTGGACCTTCGCACGTCGCCGACGCTGATCGAGCCGACACGCGCGCGCACCCTCGTGAACTTCTCGCTCACCGAGCCGGGGGCGCTGGTGGTGCGTCCTGGCTACCGCGTCTTCTCGACGGCCAGTCTGGGTGTTGGGCGGATTCAGGGCGCGGCGCGGGTGTATCTCAATACCGGGATTCCCGCGGCGGTCTCTACGTCCTTCTCGCTCGTGGCCTGGGACGGCAAGGTCTACAACCTCTCGGACACCGGGGCGTGGGCGTCCACTGCGGGGCAACTCGCGCTGAGCAACACCAACGCGGTGTCCTTTGTGTCCGACCGGGATCTCGTCGCGGTGCTGGACGGATCCACGAGCCCGTGGAAAAGCACCAACGGCTCGAGCTGGACACACTTCGGGATCACGAGTGGCGCCGCGCCCACGGTGTCTACCCTCTCGAGCGGGGTGGTGTCCTCGGGCGACTACGAGATTGCCTACACCTACAAGGATCGGGATCTGGCGTTCGAGTCGAACGGGTCGTCTGGCGCGACGGTTACGCTGACGGGGAGTACCGGCGCCCTGAAGGTGGTCGTGCCGAACTCCACCGATCCGCAGGTGGATGCGATTGTCCTCTACGCGCGGGATGTGACGGCCGGGGAAACCATTCTGCGGAAGGTCTCGAGCGCGGCGCCCACGTCCTCGGGGGCGAGTTCCACGTACGTCATCAGCAGCACGTCGTGGGCGACGAACGACGAGATCCCCACCGACCACGATGTGGCGCCGGTCCTGTCGTTCGGGGTGGTGTGGAAGAACCGCTGGTGGGCGCGGAGCGCGACGGTCACGAATCGTTTGCTGTTCACGCAGTTGTTCCAGCCGCAGTCGTGGCCCCCGCTGTTCTACGTGGACATCCCGTTCGAGCGGGGCGATTCGATTCAGGCCCTGGTGCCCCTCGGTGATTCGCTGATTGTCTTCGGGAACACGAAGGCGTTCATCATTCTCGGGCAGACCTCGCTGGACTTTGAGGTCCGACCGTCCATCGGCTCAGAAGATGGCGCCTACGGGTTCCGGGCGGTGGCGGTGATTGAGAACGGCGTCGTGCATATGTCGGCGTCGGGGATCTATATCTTCGATGGCACGGCTGACAAGCTCCTGTCGTTCGACCTCGAGCCGGGGCTCCGCGATCTGGTGAGCAACGCCTCCGCGGCCGACCTCGCCCGCATTGCGATGGTCTACCACCAGTCGCAGAAGGAACTCCGCATCGCGGTGCCTCGCCGCTATCCGAGTGGGGGCGTGGGGGAGTGGGTGCTGGACCTGAACCGGACCAGGACCACCGAGCAGCCCGCGTGGACCGCGACGGATCGCGACGTGGCGGGCTACCTGTACTGGGACGGGCCCGAGACCCAGAACGGGAACCGGGGCCGGTTGTTTTCGTTCCCCTCGACCTCGGCGCAGATCTTCGAGGAGTCGGTCGGGACGAGCGCGAACAGTTCCAACATCATGGCGGAATACGAAGGGCCAGGGTTGACCTTGGGCGCCCATCGGGCGCGATGGCTGGACATGCGGGGGGAGTACGAGCCGCACGGCGGGGATCTCTCCGCGGAAGTCATCATCGACGGGGTGTCGCAGGGGATCCAGAGCATCAACATCGGCGCGGGGTTGTCGATCCTGGGGCAGGAGATTCTCGGTACCTCGGTCCTGGGCGGGTCGGGGCGGCGGCAGTTCTACATGACCTTGCCCCTCACGTCTGAGGGCCGCACGTTTGTCGCCCGGTTCAATTATTCAGGGCAGGAGACGTTCCGGCTCTTTTCGTACCACCCTGGACTCACGCCCGAAAGTGCGAGCAGGAGTTTTACCGAATGATTCTCGCTGATACAGGAAATCACTGATGCCCGCATCCTTTCCGACATCCGCCAAGGTCTTCTCCGTCCGTGCGAACGGTCAGGTGCCCGATCAGGGGTGGTGGAACGATCTGCAAGACGAGGTGTACGCCCTCGAGACGGCGTCCCTCGCGGGCACGTTTGGCATCGGCTTCGTGCGGTCCCTGTCGCCGACGCTGGCGAACGTGACCACGAACTCGATCACCACGTTCCTCAGTGCGCCCATCTCGGACTGGGCCGATGGCGGGATCGTGGAAGTGTTCGTCTCGTGCCTGACAAAGAACAACAAGTCGTCCCCCGGCGGGTTGACGTTCAACCTGACGTTTGGCGGGCAGAACATCGACTTTGCCACGGCGACGTGGGCCGACAACGCGACGGAGCGCGCGAACTTCCTGCGGTTCACGGCGCAGCGGGTGGGGGCCAACGTGTGGGTCGGGCACACCGCAGGCGGGTCCGTGCTGCCCTTCGCGGAGCAAAGCGCGTCCCTGTCGGAGACGAGCAACGTGCGGATCGTGAGTGGCCCGACGTTTACCGGGGCGCAGACCTTGGCGTTCCGGCTGACGCTCGATGCGACGGATGCCAGTTTCTACCTGAAGCCGCAGAAGGCCATTGTGCGGGCCACGGGGACGGTCGCGTAGATGCCCGGTCCCTTCGTGCAAGACCCGACTCCGGCGTGGCTGAAGCCACAGAATGCGAGCGTCACGGACTCGACGCTGACGCGCGTGGCGCGGGCCAACGGCGGGCAACTCCAGCGGGCCGATGTCGAAGGGGCGATGTAGTGGCGAAAGGCTATGTGCAGACGCTGCTCAACGCTCTGCCTTCGGATGTGAAGAAGGTGTTGATCCCCGCGTTTGACTACGTGCAGGACTCCTTCCGCTTGGGGCCGATTGAAGACGGCAAGCGGGCGACGAACGCCCAGATCTACTGGGTGAGCGGCACCACACCAGCGACAGGCAACACGGAGTTCAGCATCGAGCACGGCATCGGGACGACGCCGCAGTACCTGATTCCCGGCGCGCCACTGAATGGCATCGGCGCGATGATCGTGCCGCTGGAAGTGTCGAGAGCCGCCGATGAGCGGCGGATCTATCTCAAAAGCAGCAGCACGTCGGCTGCGATTTTCGTAGGAGTGGGACTGTGAAGTGGGAACGCGTCGCCATAACCGGAACGGCCCAGTCGTGGAAGCAGACCCCGTGGAATGACACGGGCCTCAGCATCATGTCGCTCAACGATGCCTATCGCATGAAGGGGTTTGTTCGGGCCGATGCGTGGTTTGACTTTCATCCACTCGATCGGTTCTTCCATCCGCCGAAGGACCAGACGATCTACTCCCATCAGGTGCCTCCCGGCTACTACTGCCGCCCGTCCGATCACATTGCGTGGTTGGGCCGGCAGACGATTCCGGTGTATCTGCATCCGGACTACCGCACGCAGCATCCGGCAGCGGCGACATGGCACCACGCGCACCCGTTCCCGAAGGCCGAGATCGAGGCGGAGTTCGGGCGGTACTTTACCAGTTCCCCCGCGTGGATGATTGCCCATGCACTGATGCAGGGCGTGAAGGAACTGCACATCTACGGGATCCATCTCGCCACGGAACACGAGTACATCGAGCAGCGGCCGAACTTCGAGTTCCTGTGCGGCCGGTTGCTCGGCCCGTCGAAGGTCAAGACCACGCTCGTCAACGGGATCCGGCGCTACGAGACCAAGGATGCGGTGCTGTTCCTGCCGGAATCGAGTCCGGTGCTGAACAGTGACTTCCAGTATGCCTTCCAGCCGAGGCCACGGGCCGCGCTCGAGCCGTTGAAGTGGGAAGCGCACAAGGTGGGGATCAAGCGGCAGCGGTTGACGGAGCAGTTGATTAACGCCCCCTTCTGGAAACGGCGGAAGGCGGATCGGGAAGAACTCCTGCGGTTGTCGTGCTGGGCGCAGGACGTGCAGGAGCAGATGTCGCGGTTGCAGGCAGGAGCGTAAACGATGCCCAATATTCTCTCCTACGGCACGGCTCCGGGGGGAGCGACGTGGCTGGACAATCTGAAGAAGGATCCAGACTTCCAGAAACTCAGCCCTCCGTCGCAGCAGGTACTCCTGGCGTACGCCGACCAGCACAAGGGCGCGTATACCCCGCAGGCGATTGCGGACTACAAACAGGCGCTCACAACCGATCCAAAGCTGCAAGCAGCAGTGACGGAGGCGAAGCAACTCGGCGCCCTTGACCATTCGATGTCGCCGTTTATGAAGGCGCTGGTGGCGGCGAGCTTCGTGCCGTTGGGGTTCGCGGTGGCGGGTGCGGCGGGAGTGGGGCCGTGGGCGAAGGATGCCACGAAGGCCGCGGGCAGTGTGTCGCCACCATCGACGCCTGAGTCGAATCCGCAACCCGGAGACCCCGGCTTTATGGGGCCGGTCAATACGGCGGCGAATGCCGCGGGTGGCGTCAACTGGGGCGACATCATCAAGAAGATCGCGGCGGTCGGGATCCCCGTGGGTGCCCTCGTCGCTGGCCGCGCGGTCTCGAACAACAACGACGTTGGGAATGGCTCCTCGGCGGTGCCGCCGGAACTCTCCGCGCTCCTCGCGCAGTCCATGAAGCGGGTGGCGGATCAGGATCCGCTCGCGGAAGCCCTGAACCGGCAGGCCCTCGGTGGGTTGCCTGACTACGCGAAGGGGGGCCGCTGATGGCCGAGATTTCCACCCAAGCGATCGATGCGGCCTACCAGAAGTATCTGGGGCGCACCCCGCAGGCGCACGAGTACCAATTCTGGACGGGGAACGACAACTACGACTCGGGGATTGCCAACAGTCCAGAGGCGCAGACGTATGCCAAGGGGCAGACGTATCAGCGGGAGTACGCGCCAATGCCGGGGTTCGTCACTGAGAAACTGAACGACCCGGCGCACACCACGGAGAAGTACAACTTTGCACGGGCGGCGCAGGAATACGGGACAGGCGACCTGAACGCCCTGATCAACTACTACAACGGCAAGTACGGGACACACGCCTCGGTGTTGGGGTCTGACCTCGTCAACTTCGGGGACGGCATCCCGAACGACATCTTCAAGGATCAAGAAGGCGCGCGGCAGTTGCAGTGGGCGCCACGGGTACCAGGGAGTGCCGCACCGCCCCCTCCTGCTGCGGCACCAGGGCCGTCAGCGCCTCCCCCTGCGGTTCCTGCGTCGAGTGGCGGGGGTGGGGGCGGGAACCAGGCGGCGTCCGTGCCACAGGCCCCCAGTGCGGCAGGACAGACCTTCAGTGACCCGGCCACGACCCAGTGGGAGCAGATGCTGCGGGTGTTGATTGACCGACTGAACCAGCCCGTACCGGAACTGACGGCGGCCCAGAAGGAACTCCAGCGCACGCAGGCCTTGGACCCGATGACGCGTGAGCGGGACGCGCAGAAGCAGCGGGTGATTCAGCAGTATGCGGCGAAGGGCCATCAGGGGCCGGGGCGGTCGGGGATTGTCGATGCGGCCCTCGCGGACATCGACCGGCAGTTCGCGCAGATGCAGACGACGACGAACGCGAACTTCGCCACCGCCGACATCAACCGGGCGGATCAGAACTTCCAGCAGAACGAGAACCGGGCGGTGAACGCGGTGAATCTGTTCAAGCAGGTGCCACAGTTAGCGGATAGCCGGTTCGCGCAGGCACAGAACTCGTTGACGCCGACGAACCCCTATCAATTACTGGCGCTCCAGAACACGATCCAGCAACAGGCGCAACAGCAGGCGAACTACGGAAACGCGCAGGACGCGGCGTTCTGGAATGAACTCGCGCGGCTCTTTGCTGGGATGGTCTGATGGCCGCACAAGACTTCTTCGACGGTCTGCCTCCTGAACCGCTCGGCCCGGATCCGCTCGGGTTGCCGCCGTTTGGACCGCCGCCGCCCCCACCACAGGCCACGGGTGGGCAGAGCGGGAAGCAGAAGTTTCTCCAGTTGGTGGCGGGCGCCCTCGCGGCTGGACTCGGCCCAGGCAAAGGTACCGGCCTGTTGCACGGGCTGAATACTGTCAATCTCGAGCAGGACCACATCCGCCGGCAAGAGGACGCGGCCCGTCATCAGGCGTACCAGCAGCAGCGGGGCGACTGGGAACAGGGCGCACGGGCGTATCAAGCGGAGATGGATGGCCGCGGGCAGATGGTGCAGAACACCCTGGTGTCCCTCCGCAACGCGATCAGCGACGGGAAGATCAAGACACCAGAGCAGTACGACGAGTATGTCCGCACGTATGCCGCCGGGTTGCAGGCGCGCGGGTTGCGGATCGGGGAGGACTACTTCCGCAAGAACGCGCGGTTCATCGCCCCAGGCAGCGAGCAGGGCCTCTACGACGCCATCGACAAGGCGCTGAACAGCAAGCTCACGGCGGGTGTGCCGATTCAGGCCGGGGATAAGTTCAGCTTCATCCCGCCTGGGTCGAAGGCGCCCGTGCAGTACAGGTTCGACGAGGCGGTGCCTATTGCTGGGTATCCCGCGATCTTCCGCGACGGGAAGTTGCTGGTGACCGGCGACAAGCCCACCACGCCCAAGGACGCGATGAGTGACGCAGCCGAGCATGACCGTCAGATGCAGATCCTGATCGGCGCCGGGTATGACGCGAAGGATCCGCGCACGGGAGAACTCGCCGTCGAGAACGCGAACAAGGCCATCGCGAAGCGGAAGGCCGAGGCAGCGAACGTCTTTGACACCCTCCGGCCGAAGCCGGAGAAGCCGAAAACGGAACCCCGCGAGCGGTTCAACGTGCAGCAGATGACGCGTCCAGACGGCACCACGGGCCTTGTGCGGGTCAACCTGGACACCGGAGAGGCGACCCCTGTCGTTCTGCCGGACGGGGCCAATTCTGGGCGGGCGAGCGATACGCAGCGGCTGTCGAGTGCCTACTACGACCGGACGGTGGGCGCGGACAAGACCGCGAAGGTGTTCGAGCAGCAGTTGTCGTCGCTCGGATCGCAGTTCGATGTCCGGTTGCCGAATCTCCTCAAGAGCGAGGCGGGCCAACGCTACCAGCAGGCGAAGGACGAGTTCATCAACGCCGCACTCCGTCGAGAGTCAGGGGCGGCGATTCAGCCCTCGGAGTATGACCGCTTCGACAAGATTTACTTCGTCATGCCCAAGGACCGGGCCTCGACGATTCGGCAGAAGCAGGAAGCGCGTCAGCGAGTGATCGACGGCTTCAAGGTCGCCAAGGGTGGGCTCGGCGTGACCGAGACCGCGCCGGATCTGTCAGGCGCCGAGGTCTGGGCGCGTGATCCCAAGACAGGCAAGATGGTCAAGCAGGGGGCGAAGTAATGGCAGGCCAGCGCGTCGTGGTTGTGGACGGCAAGCCACAGATCTTCCCAGAGGATGCGACGGACGCAGAGATCAGCGCAGCCCTCAACGCCCCTCCGGTGCAGGCTCGAGGACCGAAGCCTGCCCGCACATGGACGGATGTCGCGGTGGATGCCCTCCCTGCGGCCGGAGGGTTACTTGGCGGTGTTGTGGGCGGCATCGGTGGCACGGCCTTCGGCTTAGGCATCGGCGGGGCACCTGGAGCGATTGGCGGGGCCACGCTTGGCGGTGGGGCTGGGGAAGCGTTCAAGCAGTTGATTAACCGGGCGCGCGGGGCCGATGCGCCTGCGACCTCACTCGATGCCGCCACCGAGATCGGGAAGCGTGGAGGGATCGAGGGCGCGTCCGAAGCGGCGGGCCTCGGCGTGATGAAGGCCGGGAAGATGGCCGCGCACGGCCTGATGGACTTCGCCATCCGTCCAGCGCCCACCGTGGCCGAAGAGTTCGGGGACATTGCAGGGACCGCGATCAAGGAACGGCTCCCCGTCGGCAGCATCTTCCCTGGTGGACGGACTGGCACAAGTCTCGCGCGTGAGGCGATGCGGGAATCGGCCGGGACGACGCGCGGGCTCCTGAAGGAAGCTGGAGACGCGGGCCTCCGCGTCAGTCCTGCGGACATCGCCCGCGGGCCAGTGTCCAACATGGTTGGGGAGATTGCGAAGCAGCCCCTGCATGAGAGCGAACTGAATCAGGTGTCGCGGATGTTCGCGGAGTTCTTGGATTCCCACCCGTCCGACCTTCGTCCTGCCGCCGTGAAAGACCTGAAGCAGGCGGCACAGCGCATTGCGAAGCCGATCTTCAAGGCGCTGAACGCGGGCAACGTCCCGCCTGCCGGGGAAGCCCTCAAGGCGCAGTTCAACAAGGCCATTGCTGACGGGTCGAAGGAAGCCCTGGAAAGCCTGCCGGATATTGGCAAGGCGGTTGCGTCCTCAGAGGGTCGGACGCAGTCGTTGATTGGCGCGACAAAGGCGATCCGTAGGGCCGAGGTGCGCCGGATGCCACTCGTGGCGGAACTCGCGGCGCCACTCGTGGGGGCGTCTGTGGGTGGCGGTGTTGGAGGTCCGAAGGGGGCAGGGGAAGGGCTCGCGGCCTCGCTCCTGACGCGCGCCCTGTTGTCGCCTCGGACGACCTCTCGGGCTGCGCTCGGTCTTACCAACCCGCTGATTCAGCAGGCGTTACGGCAGATGCCGAGAGCGGCCGTCTACAGCCTCTTGCAGCAGATTACAGGAACAGATCCAGCAGGAGCAGACCCGTCGTCAGGAGCGCCAGCACAGACCCCCCCATGACGGCGACGTATTCCAGTTCGCGCCAGATCGAGAGTCGGGGGCGATGGTGCCCAGCCCACATCGGGGCATTCATCGTAGCACGAAGGGCGGGACGCATTGGCCGATTGGTTCAAGAAGCAGCTCTCCTTCCAGAACATCCTGATGGTGCTGACCCTCGTGGTGGTCATGCTCAGGAGTTCCACGACCTGGGTCTTGGATGTTACGGAATCCGGGGGGCGGCTCGCGGTATCGGTCCAGCGACTCGTGGACCAGACCGATGCGTTGGCGAAACGGGTCGATGCGCTCGAACGTGACCGGATCGGGCTGGAATCCGTGATGTCGAACTCGTTCCCCCGCCGGTCTGAACTGGAACCCCGGCTGACGGCGATTGAGAACATGGGCAAGGAAAACAACATGATGCTGCGTCGGTTTCTCGAGACGTATCCGAGGAGTCGGTGACCGAGAGGGACCGCAAACGGCTGGGCGCCTGCGACCAACGGCTCCTCGACAAGCTAGAGCGCGTGCTCGACGCGATGGCGGTGCAGTCCCATCCCATGATGGTCACCAGTGGAGCGCGGACCACCGCCGAGCAGATCCTCCTCTGGAAACAGGGCCGGGAGACACCGGGGCCGATCGTGACGCAGATCAGCGGCATCGGGACCGACCGCAGCGAGCACCAGAAAGGCCGCGCCGCTGACGTGTGCTTCCTGACACCGGACGGGGCGCCGACGTGGGAAGGCCCGTGGTCCTTGTTTGGCGAGGTCGCGGAAGGCGAAGGCTTGGCCTGGGGTGGAAGGTGGCGGAAGTTCCCAGACAAGCCGCATGTGGAATTGAAACCCGATCTACCGAAAGGAGCCCTACGCGCGTGAGAAGTGTCGGGTCTAGGTCGCCAGTGATTCCCCGGCTGGGGCGACTCCACGCAACGCTTGCGCGTTTCGCGCCATTGCAGGCGCTCGTCAGGCGTTTAAGTGCCGGGCTAGATGCTCCCATTGTCACCCCGACTGGGGAGCCCACGCACTGCGAATTGTAGCATGAGGAGCCGATGAGATACGGCGTCAACGCAGGATTCCGCGAACCGCTCCCCGCGGAGCATCTCGCCAAGATCAAAGGGCTCGGCCTGACGGTCTGCCGGACGGAAGTCGATCCCGACCTGACGGCCGACCAGCGCACGGTCATCCTCGGGCAGTTTGCCGGCAGTGGCGTCGAGGTACTGCTCCTGCTCTGTGGCGGGGACCGGATTGCCGCGGTGTCCTCGGACGCACTCGCGGCCCTCGCGGTCGAATCCGTGAAGATGGCCGGCCAGTTAGGCGTGCAACTCGCGGGGGTCGAGGTCGGGAACGAGCCAGACATCCACGGGATCGCGGCGTCGGCGTATCGCCCGAAGGCGTTGGCGGTCCATGCCGCGCTCCGACAGGCGGGCTATCGCGGGCCGATCTACGCCGGGGCGGTGGCGAACCTGGAGCGCCGGGGACTCGCCTACCTGACCGCGATGGACTGGGGCACCTTGCCTGCGGATCTGTCGCCGTCGGTGCATCGGTACGCGCCCAGCAACGACCCGGCACGGAGCCATAGCACATCTCGGAAGGCCGAGTGGGACAGCGCCGTGGCCTCCTGTGCGGGGCGGATCCCCATCGTCACGGAGTGCGGGTACCACACGGCGACTGAGCGAACGTGGTACGGCCGGCGGTACGGTCTGACGGACCAGCAAGCGGCCGATGCGGCGGCGCGTGACCTCCGAGAATACGAGGCGTGGGGCTGTCCGCTGGTGACGTACTTCCAGGTCATGGACGGCCCCCTGAATACCGGGGAACACCGGCACGGGCTGTTCGCCTATCCCGACTGGGCCGAGAAGCCCCAGGCGGTGGCAGTCAAGACCGTGGCGATTCAGGCGCAGCCAGTGATTCCGCCAAACCCGCCGCCAAGCCCTCCGCCGCCGCCACCGCCCCCGACCCCACGGCTCCAGGTGGCGATTACCCCGTGGGCCGCCGCGGGCGTGATTGCCCATCCGCAGACGGTGACCTTGCAGCTCGAGAACGGGCTTCCGCCGATCCTGTGCGCGCCGATTCCCACGGGGCAGTGGATCTGCATCATGCCGCCCGAAGGGCAGTACGGGCACTACGGCATCGTGCGGGTCGATGAGTACTGGGAGCGGATGGAAATCGCCGCGAACATGAACGTGGTACTCCCGCAGTACCAGGCCCTGCCCAGACTGGAGGCCGATGGGGACCAACTCAAGGCGGGGGGCCAGCCGTTCGTGTGGGCGATGATGACCGGCTTCTGCGACTACCAGCGGTTCCTTGACGGGGAGGACATCACCCCGCAACTCCAGCAGGCCCGAGACCTCGGCGCGAACGGCCGGCGCGTCCTTGGGATGATGCACTACATCACGGCGTTTCGGCCTGACCGTTACGGGGACGCGTATTACCAGCGGTTGCCGGCGTTCGTGGACCTGCTCGCCACGCACGGCCAGCGGCTGCACTTTGATGTCTTCGCGGATGCCCAGATGGTGATGTCGGACCCATTGTCCCAGCGGGAACACTGGGCGAAGGTCTGCGACATCCTACGGCCGATGCCGTCGGTCGTGATCGGCCTCGGGAACGAGTATCAGAAGAACGGATTCGTGCCGGAGAAGTTTACATCCCCAGGAGTGATCGCCTCACAGGGGTCCAGCGTGTCCGATACCGCCCCGCCGATGCCAGGGTGGGGCATCCGCATGTGGCACGGCCGACGGGACCAGAAGGTCTACTTGTCCGCAGACGATATGTGGTTCGTGGCGCGCGGGATTGACGAGACGGCGGGCCACTACGCCCCCATCGCACCAGCGGTGCATGACGAGCCAATCGGGTTCGCGGAAGCGGACGTGCCGGGGAAGCGGTCCACCGATCCGCGGCTCGCACAGTCCTTAATGCTCACCGGGCGGGCCTACGGGGCTGGGGCGACGTTCCATAGCGAAGACGGCATTTACTCGCGGCTGCTCGGGCCGACGCAGCAGGCGTGTGCCCGCGCGTTCTTCGACGCCCAATGACAGACGATCAGGTCGCCACGCTCGCCACCTCGCTGGCGATTGCGCTCTACTTCCTCGCCACGCTGGCGTGTCTGTCCTACGGGGCGTGGGTCTACATGGGAGGGCTATGAGTTCGCCGCCGCTGTCGGATGACGTACTCAGGGAAACGCTGGCGTTAATCGAGAAACACGGTGGGGTCGCACAGGCGGCAGCGGTCCTCGGGATGCCCTACGGGACGTTCCAGGGGCGGGCGAGGAACGCACGGAACGCACAGAAGCACGGACGGCTCGGGCGCATCGACGTGGAGATGGTCGAGGATCGGCAGGCCATCCCAAAGGGGATGCCGTTTGAGCGGGAGTGGCGGATCTGGTTGAACGAGATCGGCTGCGCGAAGGACCGCTATGCGGGGCCGGCGAAGCCGAAGGCGCGTGCTGGGCGGCTCAAAATACTCGTCGTGCCAGACCTACACGCGCCGTTTCATGACAAGACCGCCGTGGCCTCGATGCTCGCACGGGAACGGGACATCGATGTCTGCGTGCTCATGGGGGACATCGGGGACAGCTACAGCCTCTCACGGTTCCTGAAGTACGACCCGATCCCGTATGACGTGGAACTCGCCAGTGTCACCGCGCTCTTGCAGACGTTCTCGGAAGCGTATCCTATCGTGCGGATCATCGAGGGCAACCACGACGGCCCACGGCTCGAGAAGCAACTCCTCGACAAACTCTCGAAGGACATGGTCCTCGCCATTCGGGCCATGACCGGGGGCACGCTGGACCCGATGGAAGTGCTGTGCCGGCGGTTCGGGAACATTGAGCGGGTGAGCCCGTCCACGTCGAACGGCCACGCGGCCAAGTGGATGACGCAGATCGGGGACGTGGTGTTCACCCATGCCGAGAAATTCTCGCGGGTGCCTGGGAGCGCCTTGCGGTCGATTGAAGACTGGATGTCGGACTTTGACCAAGCCCTCGGGCTGAAGGACTGGAACGTCCTCATCCAAGCGCACACGCATCAACTCGGGTGGTTCCCCTTTCGGGCCAACAAGCTCCTGATCGAGTGCGGGTGCTTGTGTTCGCCGGCAGGCTATCAGTTCACGCCGAAGATTGGCGGGCGTCCGCAGCGGAACGGCTGGATCACCCTTGAGCAAGTAGACGGGAAGACCGACATCAACTCGATTCGTATTGTGTGGTTCGATACCGAGCGGCCAACCGAAACCGAGGTGGCACATGGAGACGCGCGCCGATGAAAGCACCCTCGACGGAGCCCACATCCACGATCCCGAACCCGACCCCTGGGACGACGGCGACCCGGCCGATGGGTTACGTGCGAGTGCCCGAGTTACCGGACGTGCCCTGTCCCAGATGCTCCGCAGCAAATTACGACAGCGCCGTCAGCGTGTGGAGAGTCGCTGACGAACGCGGACTGCACAAAGAATGCGAAGGGTGCGGCCATTCATGGTAGGTCGTCTCTTCCCGATTGCCGTGGCGGTCTGTGAGGCTGGGGCCGCGATGGTCTACTGGTGGCAGGGCGAGTGGCGACTCGCGGTGATTTGGACCGGCTACGCCGCGGCAGCGGTGGCCCTCGCATGGACCCATTAAGCAACACCGAGGACGCGAACCGGCGCGACCCGGTGACGTACTGGCGGCTCTGTCGGTTGTGGTGTGCGACGTGTCACAAGCGGCGCACCTGTATGGCGCGGATCGACGTGGCGGATCTGCGATGCGACTGTGGCGCCCTCTGCTACCCAGCCCACGAGGAAGAACCCCACGAGCGGCGATGACGGTGTTCGCGTGTACGCGCTGCTGGCGGATCACACACAAGGAAGACTTGGCGGTGTGTCCCAAGTGTCGGATGCCGACGCGCTGGAGGGCACTCGCCCTGCCGGATGATGTCCCGACGACGCCCTACGAGGTCACCATCAACGATGCCCGCTTTCTCGCCTCGCTGAAGATCGACGCCGAGTTGTCGAAGCTCTGACCCTCGCGGTTACCCGTCGTCCTCGGTTGGGCCGACACGCCCCTGTCGGAAGGCGGGGGCGACGGGACCGCGGGGGGAAGTTAGCGATGCTTCGCCAGGAAGGCCGCGCAGAAGCGGTGCAGCCAGTCGGCGAGGTCAGGGCGTCGTTGTGCGAGCCGATACCACTCGATCGTCATGGATTCCGCCTGCTGCTGCCGTTCCAAGATCCACAGCGAGGCGGGTGAGATAGGCGCGGAGGACGATGAGTTCTCGCTCGGCTCCGGTTGAGAGTGGATGAGATTGAGATGCGACGGGGGCATGGGTGGCGCGGATTTTAGCAGGCTCAGCCGTAGCGTGTCGAGCGGGGCGCGGTTGCACGGTCTGCGAGCGAATCTGGACGCCGAGCGCGGCGGACTCGAGGAGCGCGAGAAAGTGATCCTGGTGCGCGTCAGGTAAGACCCTGAAGGCCGCGAGCAGCCGATGCTCGTCAGCGTCCATCTGCCCGGCCCGTGGCGCTCCCAGTAATTCCCCCACGGTCACGCGGAAGAACCCCGCGATATTCCACAAGTCCTCAAGGTCGATGCGTGGGTTCGCGCTGCGCTTCGAGAGCAGGTTCGACACCCACGACGCCGACTCCTTCCGGCAGTAGGTGGCGAGCGCCTTCTTCGGATCACGGCGAGTCTGTTTGGCCTCTCTCAGGAGGTCTTCCAGTTTGTGAATGAAGCGGTCGCGGACGGTGATCACCGACACCGTTGTAGCACCTGTTTCACGGTTTGTTAAGCCAATTCCTTGCGGGTCAAGCACTTGCGGTTCTGTGAGATTTATTTTCTCAATAGACATCGAAGGGGCTTGACAACACTTTCAGTTATGTGAATAATCCTACTCATGCCACGACGCGTTTACGCCAACCTTCGGGCCTACTTCGAGGACCACCGCCTACGGCAGACCGGCCTGCGGGCGATGGATGTCGCAGACGACCTCCACATCTCGCACGCCTACCTGTCGATGATCAAGTGGGGGCAGCGGGAGCCGGACCTGGCCTTGGCGCTGCGGATTGCCGCCAAGTGCAGCGTGCCGCTCGAGAGCCTGATTCGGTCGAATCGGAAGGCGAGCTAGCCGTGACGTCCCGGTCGTTTGCCCAACCGATTGCGGCCGAGATGTTCACGGAGCGCGAAGTGGGACGCTTCGCCGGACTTTTGGGAGTTCCCGTAACGGCGAATCCCCTCGTGTCCGATAATGTATGTTGTGCTAAGTGTGAAGTTTCGCGTTTTCCTTGGTGTGAACAGGGCGATCTAACGGGCCCATCCCAGGCGGCTTCCACTTCTTCTACTTCCGTGGTCGGCATTATGTCAACCACGGGCGACCAGCAAGGCTTCCAGCCTCGCCATTTCCTTCTTCAGGGCCAGCTTGGCCCGCTCGACGGCCTCGATCTGGCCGCGAATCAACTCATACAGGTCCTCGGGGGTGGGTCGGTAGGCGGGCGCATGGGGCGCCTGTCCGTGTGCGGGAGAAGGCTCAAAGGGTAAGTGCATGAGCGTCAAGGTAGCGGTTGCTGATCGGTCCATGGAAGTCAGGACTCTTGACAGCGTTCAACCACGCATGGCGCGGGCGATCCTGCCGGTCAACGACGGTCAATCGGATGGATGCCCGCTGACGCAGTTGGTGCGGGAAGGGCTGTTGCGGGCCTGCGGTTCCCTGAAGGCGGCGGCCATCACGATGCGGATCGACCAGGGGCAACTCTCGCGTGAACTGGTGTCGGGCGCGTTCAAGTTCGAGCGGCTGATGTCCCTGAGCCTGAGCGAGCAGGCGGTGGTCTTCGACTACCTCCAGCGGGAGATTGCGCCCCTCTCGACGCCAAAGGCACGGCTACGGGACTTGTTCAGGAAGCGGCGGGAACTCGACGACGAAGCGGAACAGATCATCGACGGACTGGTGAGCTAGGAGGACCGCATGGACGCTCTGACTCCAGACCTGGACGCGGCGATTTTCCTCTCGTGTGCGGTGGTAATTGCCGGGATCGGCCTGTTGGCGATCGTGTTCTACCAGCAGGCCCCGGCCGGGACCGACGAGGACCGGAAGGCGCATTACCGGCATCCCGTAGAGGTCCATCGGTTCGTGGATGACATTGCGCGGGAGCGGCATGTGGGGACGTTCCACAGCAGCCACCACAAAGCGGACGTGTTGACGTTTAAGCGGGGGGCGTGATGGTCGTCCCCTTTCGCGCCATGTCGTCCACGTCGGCGCTGATTCATCAGGCGTATGACCCCGCGAACGATGCGGCGGTGGAGATGGGCCGCGCCCGCTGCCGCCTGCGGGAACTGGGGACCGGCACCGACGACGCGCTCGAGGCGTGGCGGATCGTGCGCCTGCTGGAAGCAGAGATTCAGGAACTCTTAAAGACACGCGCCCTCGTGGAACAACGCAACCACCAACTAGAAGGACGGTAAATGGCTATCTACGCGCGGAAACCGCCGAGCACGTTCACGCCCTGCCCTGAAGGACTCCATCACGCGGTCTGTGTCGATGTCGTAGACATGGGCGTCGTGACGGGCGCCTTTGGGGATAAGCACAAGATCCGCATCGTCTGGCAGATCGAGGAGGAGAACGACAAGCAGCGGCGGTATACCGCCCGCAAGCAGTACAACCTCTCCCTCCACGAGAAGGCCACGCTCCGCAAAGACCTCGAGGCGTGGCGCGGCGTGAAGTTCACCGAGGAGCAGTTGCAGGGGTTCGACCTCGAGAAGTTGATCGGCGCGAACTGTCAGATTCAGGTCGTTCACGACCTTGGCGACGATGGCACGACGTACTCCAACGTGCAGGCGGTGGTGCCGGCGCCGAAGAACGTGGCGAAGCTCGCCCCGCTCGACTACACGCGGGAGATTGACCGCCCGAAGGAGCACGGTAACGGCCACAGCAACGGCGGCATGGTGGGGGTGGACGATGTCCCCTTCTGATCTGTCGAAGTCGGCCATGTTCGATATGGCTGTCGCGGAAGGTGTGGAGCGGGCCGATCGGGTGGCGATGGGCGAGAAGAAGAAGCCCGTCCGCAAGGATGGCGCGTCGGGACGGTTTTATGAGATCGACGGCGAATCCTATCCGAGCGTGACGCATATCCTCGGCTGCATCGGCAAGCCCGCCCTGATCAACTGGGCCGCGAACCAGGAGCGGACGCTCGTCATGGAGGCGTCGGCGGATCTCTACGAGGACGTGTCGAAACTGCCGAAGCCCATGTCCCGGCCGTCCTACATCACCACGCTCCAGGGGCGTATCGGGAAGACGAAGGCGCACCAGAAGGAACTCGCGAAGGCGGGGGAGGTCGGGACGCAGGTGCATCACCTGATCGAGTGGAACCTGCGGAAAGCTCTTGGGCAGACGGTTGGGGCCGAGCCGCGGGTCGTGGACGACGCACAGTGGGCGTTCATGGCGTTTCAGGACTGGGCGCAGTCGGTGTCGCTGAAACCGCGCTATATCGAGCAGACGGTCTACAGCCGCACGCACGGCTACGCCGGCACGATGGACCTCCTGGCCGACGTGAACGGGGCGCTGACGCTGATCGACTTCAAGACGGGGAAGGCCATCTACGCCGAGGCGCACCTCCAGAACATCGCGTACCAAGCCGCGCTGATCGAGATGGGGCACAGCGCCCCAGTGGGCGGGCTGATCGTGCGGCTCCCGAAGGTGCAGACCGACCCAGCGTTCGAGGTGGCCGAGGTGCCGCCCGTGGACGAGTTGTTGCCGACCTTCTTGGCGGTCAAGGCCGTCTGGAAGTGGTGGTTCGCGCAGGAAGAGGCGTACCGCGCCAAGCGAGCGGCGGCGTAATGCCTACCGTTATCGCTGAAGGCATCAAGTTGCGTACGTATGCCAACCCTACCGGCCTCGCCGTGGCCGTATCGAACCTCCCAGACGTGACTGGGACGGCGTGGGAACGGCACGCGAAACTCCGCGCGCTGGCGTGTGCGGCCATCACGCAGGCGTTCCCGCAGTTCGTGATCGTCGGCACGGCGGCGACGAGTGACCACAGCCTGATTGTCTCGGTGGAGCGGCTATGAAGAAATTCATCGTCAAGGCGCGGTCGCGGATCGTGAGGGGCATCAAGGCTGACTTGTATTGCTCGTGTGGTGCGGAGTGGCATGGTCAGTACGCGATGCCCGATCTGAACCCAATAATCGAGAGTCACAAGAACCGGGACTGGTGCTCCTTCATCACGAAGGACTCGTTTGAGGCGTTGTTCGGCGTCAGGCGAGGGAGGAATCGTAAGTGAAGACTCCAGGGCATTCCCGTAGGGGGCCTGAGAAGCCGTGTAGACCGAGCGGTGGAGTAATCGGTCGCTTTATTACAGGACGTGTCCTATGACCGACCGCCTCCAAGCCGTCGATGCCCTCTTGGCCCTCAAGGATGACGCCACGCTGCCCCGCCGAGGCTCCAGATTGGTGCAGGAAGGCCGACCGGGGCGCCATGCACGGATTCCCCTGCTAGTGCAGGCGTTCCTCGCCCAGGTGGCGGTGGCGCGGCAGAACGAGAAGTTGGCATGAGTAATCCGTTCCTGATCGAGGGGCCGGCGGTGATTTCGTTCTCCGGTGGGAGGACGAGCGGCTACATGCTGCGGCGGATTCTTGATGCGGGGTTGAGGCCGGATGTGCATGTGTTGTTTGCCAATACAGGGAAGGAGCGTGAGGAGACGCTGACGTTCGTGCACGAGATCGAGACGCGGTGGGACGTGCTGGTGCGCTGGCTGGAGTATCGGCGCATGGTGCTGGCGAACGACACATCGGCGGCGTACTTTGAGGAAGTCACCTACCACACGGCCTCTAGAGATGGAGAGCCGTTCGATGCCTTACTGAACGAGCGGTCATCCCTCCCGAACCCAGCGCAGCGGTGGTGTACGCAGGAACTCAAGATCCGGTTGTTCCGAGACTTCATGCGCGGACAGGGCCACGAGCACTGGGACTCCATCGTTGGAATCCGTGCCGATGAATTCTCGCGCGTGGCAAACATGCGCGAAGCAGATCAACAGAGGAAGGAACGCTGGTCGATTGCCCTCCCGCTCGCAGATGCGGGCATCACCAAGGCCGACGTGATGGCGTTCTGGAAGATACAACCGTTCGATCTGCGACTGAGGCCCTACGAGGGGAACTGTGACATCTGCTTCTTAAAGCACGTCAACAAGCGCGAGCGGTTGGCGAAAGACCGACCCGATCTATTGCGGTGGTGGGTCGGGCATGAAGCGCGCACCGGCCAGTTCTTTCGGAAGGACGAACCGGAGTACGCCATCCTGCCGAAGATCGGGAACCTGTTTGACGACATCGATCTGGATGGACCCGATGCGACGGAGTGCTTTTGCCATGACTAACGCCCGCCGGCTCCTCGTGGTGGGGTGGCTCCTGCTCGCCGCGCCAGTCTCGGCGGCCTCCATCACGGCCCCGTTGATCGACTACATCACGATCACCGACCTGAAGACCGTCCTGGCCCTCTACGGCCCCTTAGTCTGGCGGGCGGATGGGGACATGCAGGCGCTGGCGTTCTTCGATGAGGAACCGGGCCACGGGGCCACGGTGCGGCATCCCAGCGATGTCTTGGAGATGGCGGAAGGCCTGGACTGGACGACGGCGACGTTGACGTGGGAGGTCGCGCGGCACTTTACCTGCGGCCGGTGGCAACTCGATTTTGAGATGTATCCGCTGGACGGCTCGACGCTGAAGTCGTTGCTGATCGATACCGAGGTGGCGTGCTTCCCCTCGCATGGCGAGATTCGCGTCGTGGTGGTGGAGCCGCCCTGTCTCGTCAACTGTGGTCCTCCGTGCCCTGACTGCACGCCCGTGGTGCGGTGTGTTGGCGACTGCGAACCGGTGACGGTGTGCGTGCTGAGCTGCGAGCCGGTCTGCGCGGTGAACTGTGAGCCGGTGTGTCTGACGTGCCGGCCGACACCGTTCTGTGAGGGCGACTGTACGCCGGTGCCGGAGCCGACCACGTTAGGGCTGGTGGGGCTCGGGCTGTTGATGGTGGCGCGGAAGGGGCGGCGATGAGGCCGTATTACGAGGACGAGTCGGTGACGATCTATCACGGGGACTGCCGAGAGATTGCGCTGCCGCGCGGATTGATGGTGACGGACCCGCCCTACAACGTCGGCTATCACTATGACGAGTACAAAGACTCAATGCCCGATGCCGAGTATTGGGCCTTCCTCGGTGGCGTGTTACGGATGCCGCTGGTGTTCCTGCACTACCCGGAGGCGTTGTTCTCGGTGGCGCGGCTATTTCATCGCGTGCCCGATGAAGTCGTGGCGTGGGTCTACCACGCGAACACCCCGAAACAGTGGCGGGCGCTCGGCTGGTTTGGCGTCACACCTGATTTCTCGAAGGATGGGCAGTCCTACCAGAACCCCAACGACCGCAGAGTAGCGCAACTGATAGGGGCCGGGAAGAAGGCGCGGTTGTATGACTGGTGGCAGATCGAGCAAGTCAAGAACGTCAGCGGAGAAAAGACCGAGCACCCTTGCCAGATTCCCACGGCGCTGATGGTGCGCGCGTTGCGAGTGACGCCATTCGATGGCCCCGTAGTGGATCCCTTTGCAGGTTCCGGCACGACGCTCCTCGCCGCGAAGGAACTTGGACGCACGGCGATCGGTGTGGAGCGCAGCGAACGCTATTGCGAGATTGCCGCGAAGCGATTATCTCAAGGTTCCTTGTTTGCGGCGGCGGTGAACCAGTGAGCCAACCATCCTTATTCCCTCCCGTCCCCGTCGTCCCCGTGACGCCCGTGGAGCGGTTCGATGGGGAGACCTTTGATCCGGTACGGGATGCCGCACGGCTCACGGCGCAACTAGATGCGGTGCGGGAACTCATGAAGGACGGGCAGTGGCGCACGTTGCAGCAGATTGCGGCGGCGGTGGGTGCCCCAGAAGCCTCGGTGTCGGCAAGGTTGCGTGATCTGCGGAAGGAACGATTCGGGGCGTGGACCGTCGAGCGGCAGCATGTCGGCGGTGGATTGTTTCACTACAAGGTGTCGCAGTGATTTTCGGAGGGAAAGACGGCCGAGGTGTGCTACGATTGGGGCACGTCGTAGCTGTTGATCGCAGCCACGACGCCTTCAACTCCGTAGAGGCGGAGAGAAGTTGCCCCAACCGGGGAAACTTTATCTTACCAGACCTCTTAGCGGCCACGTTGACGGATTCGTTGATTCGCGCTAGCCGTCGCGTCGTACGGCTCACGCTCGGGGCCACGCACTGTGTGATCGCCGTTCGGCACCGCTCGCAGCCGGTTGTTTAAGGCGAGCACTTAAAGGGGAAGCGCGTCTTTTCCGCCGGGACTTGTTGACGCCCCCGACCTGATGCCGTCGTTGAGGCTCGGGATCTTGGTTCCTTCTCGGTGCGCCTTTCAAGCGCATCAGGGAAAGAACAAGTCCCGGCCTATGGAGAATCTGAAAATGGAAGACTTCGAGACCTTCTGGGCCGCGTATCCGAAGAAGCGCAAGAAGTTAGACGCCTTGAAGGCGTGGCAACGGCTCCGTCCAACCTCCGACCTCATGGCCGACATCTTGACGGCGTTGGAGTGGCAGTGCCGGTCGGAGGATTGGACGAAGGAGTGCGGTCAATATGTGCCGCTTCCGGCGACGTGGCTCAGGGCGGGCCAGTGGATGGACGAGCCCGAGGTACAGGTGGCGCCGGCCCTGCCGACCAATAAGCGTATTGCTGGCCTTATCGCGGGCGGGCAGGCGTTTCTCAATCGGGCGCGTGGATGACACTTGCCCTCGTCCCGAAACCACCGACCGACGCGGAGTTCATTGCGGTGTTTAACCGCCTGTGTGTGGCACTTCGTGAACCCCAGGACGACACCGGCATCACGCAGGGCGTGTACTTCGATGCGTTGAAGGATTTACCCCTCGATGTGCTGACCGAGGGCGCGGCGGCGTTGTCGAGAGAGTCCGGTCGGAAGTTTTTCCCGACCACGGCGGAATGGCGCACCGCGGCGACGTATGCGCGCTCGGAAGCCATGCGGAAATCCGTGGCCACGTCTGACGAGCGCGGCCCGTGGGTGAACGAATGTCACAGTTGCGAGGATACCGGATGGATTCTCGGCCTGACCTGCACGGGGCAGGAAGTCGCGTCGTCGTGTGGGCGGATGCGGAAGCACGCGGCGCACGATTACACGATGCCGTGCCCCTGCCGGCCGACCAACCGCACGTATCGGCGTCATCACGGGCTGCCATGAGCGGGCCGATGAGGACGCCCCCGAGGGAGCCGCCATGCTGAGATCCTTGCACGATGAATCGGCGCCGTACGTCGTGAATTGGCACGGCGGGATGCACCACTACGTGGAGTATGTCGGCCCGCCGAAGGTGGAGATTCCCGCGGACCTCCTGTTCCCGCCGGCCCTCACCCCGCAGGAGCGCAAGCGGGCCAACCGCCTGAAGGTGGAGCGCCGGCAGGAACTCCGCGTCCTGAAGGGCCTGACGCACGACTGGCAACTCGTGGCCTGGGTGGCGATTCGGTCGGGGTGCTGTCTACCGACCACCAAGAAAAGCCTCGAGCGGTTGGCCGCACGGGGACAGGTCGCCCAGCGAGTGGGGAAGGCGGCGAGTAACGGGAAACTGGCCGCGTGGTACCGGAGGACGGCGTGAGTCAGAGCGGCTACGAGCGGAACCTTGAGATCCAGATGAAGGCCGTTAAACTCCCGGCGCCGAAGACGCAATATCGGTTTGCCACGCCGCGGCGGTGGACGTTCGACTTCTGCTGGCCGGATCGGCGGATCGCGCTCGAGGTCGAAGGCGGCATTTGGACGAAGGGCCGACACACGAGGGGCGTGGGCTACGAGAAGGACTGCGAGAAGTACAACGAGGCCGCGCTGCGAGGCTTCGCGGTGCTGCGGGTGACGACGGGCATGGTCAAGGATGGGCGGGCGCTCCAAGTGGTCGAGCGGGCCATCCAGGCGTCCACAGGTACGGCCCAATGAATCCCCACCGCCCTCTCACGGACGAGGAACGCCGCCAGTCCGAGTATTCCCACTTGCAGATGGACACCCCGCCGAAGATCTATCAGCGGACGTGGTTCGGCTGGCTGGTGGGTATTGCACTGTTAGTGGCGGGCCTGGTGATGAACTTTCTGGTGTCGAGGGGGAGCCGATGACGCGGTTGAACATTGTGGCGCGGGCGAAGACGATCTGGGGCGACGAGGCCCACGTCATGGAGGTGTCCCCGGCCTACGAGGACCGGGTGTGGTGGGTGACGCGCCCCCATGAGACACGCGTGCATCTCCTCAGTGAGCACGGCGCGGTGCTCTGCCGACACAAAAACTGCCAGCGGGATCGGGGGCGCCGATGAGTGACACGGACGTGCAACAGTTCGCACCGCAACTTGATGGGGAAATTCACGCGTACGACGAAATATTGTCGCCGGCGGTGATTACGCGAATCTATGCCCTAGAGGTTCAGCTCGCCACCCTCCGCACCGAGCAGGAGGCCATGCAGCGGGATGGGCCACCGGGATTGTGGAAGTGTCATGCGTGCGGATTTCAACTTACCAAGGCGTTCATGCGAGCTTCAGATGGAGCCGTGGGTGTGGATCGTCGGCCCGTCGAGGACATTTGCCCAAATGATGGCATGTCGCTGCGTCCTGTCACATGGAAGGAAGCGTGTGACAACGCCGGAGACATGGCTGTCCTTCAGATGGAGCGGGCGACTGCCGCCGAGGCCCAGTGCGCCACCCTGCGGCAGGCGCTGGAACAAATCGTTGACGAACGAGCTACGGGGCTGGTATGGGCATACAAACTCCGCGAGGTAGCCAAAGCCGCCCTCGCCACGCCCCCAGCGGGCCAGCAGGAGACGCCGCAGCCATGAGCGACTACACGAAGTTTCTTCTCTGCCTTGGAGCCATTCTGTTCGCCTGCGGTCTAATTTCGTGGCGGAAGGCTCCACCTACCCGGAAGCCATTCCGCGGGATTTGGCTCAAAACGCCGTCCCTCCAAGCGGGTTCATATGTGTGGGCCACCTTCGATGAGCACGACAAGATCGTACTTGTGACCTACGAGCAGGCAGGCACCGAACCAGTCGAGTATGGCGTGATTAACGACTGGGGCTACACGACGGAACAGGCCCCTCCCCAGACGGAGCGGGAGCCCTGATGGCGAATCCCCTCCGAGACGCCGAGGCCCTGATCGCCAAGTGTCGCGCGGAGATGCGGGCCTCGGTCCGCCTACTCAGGGCCGCACGGCGTCGGGTGGGGCTGTGCATCGCGTGTGGGAAACCCGCCCAGACGTATGCGCGCTGTCTGTCCTGCCGGGAGAAGGCGCGGAAGGTGGCCGAGCGATTACGGCGATCGGCGTAGTCCATTACGTAAAATACCGTAGTGTGACACGCGAACAGTACGTACACCCCGCTGCAATTCTCCCCACCTATGGCACCCTAGCAGGAGACTCCCCGCTCCTGCATGGCCTACGCCTTTAAGGCTTCGCTGACGGTCAACAGTTCCCAAGTCACGGGAACCCTCACGAATTTCCCCGCCCTCGTCTCAGGCACCTGGGATGGCACGGGGGGCGAGGCCGACCTCCGCCTGGACGACAACGGCGGTCACATTAAGAACAGTGACACCTCGGGCACGCCCAACCCTCGGCCTGCGGACTTCGCGTTCTTCTCTGATGTCAACCTCACCGTCCCGCTCAAGTTCGAGATTGAACTCTGGAACGCGGCGACCGGCCAGTTGATTGCGTGGGTGAAGGTCCCATCCATCGCCACCAGTACCGTGATCTATATGGGCTACGGGGATGTGGCCGTGACCTCCTCGCAGGATGACCGCACCAATGTGTGGGACTCCAACTTCCATGCGGTGTTGCATTTGCGCGACGGCTCCACGGTGTCGTATGTCAACGCGATGGGGGGCAGTAACTTCCAGCTCGGGGGCGGGACCGTGTCCGCCATCGCGGGGCAAGTGGACGGTGGGGCGCGCACGCAGAACTCCATCTCTGGCACGAACCTGTATGTGTCGAACGCCGCCGGGGACTACGACTACACGTCCGAGGCGTTCACGGTTGAGGGCTGGTTTAAGTTGGGGAGTCTCGATTCCGCTCCCACCCTCGGCGGCGTGGTGTTGGGCGGGAACGTGGACTATACGGCGGGTGGGTACTGGGTACAGGTGACGACCGCCGGCGCCATCAACCTCATCACCGACCAGAGCGGCACCACGCAGACCACCGCCTCGGCGGATTCCGTGGTGAGTACCGGGACGTGGTACCACCTCGCGGCCACCCGCAGCGGGTCTGTGGGCAAGGTCTACAAAAACGGCGTGGATGTCACGAACACCAGTGGCACGCATATCAACCCAACGGCCTCGTCGGCGTTCTGGAAAGTGGGAGCGCTCCAGATCACCGGCACCGTCTACGCCGCCGCGGACCAATACAGCGACGAGGTCCGCATCTCGGCCGAAGCGCGTACGGCCGAGTGGCTCCTCGCCACCTACAAGACCACGAACGACAACGCGGCCTTCTGGGCGTCTGGGACCGAGTCCGGCGGGAGTGGCCCCTCGCGGCCGGGGGGCTCAAGTCTCACGCTGACGGGGGCGCAGTAGTCCCTTGATTTGATTGATTGATGGCGAAACCAAAAGGCGGGAAGCGTCCAGGGTCGGGTCGCCCCAGGGGCACCAAGAACCCCAGCACGTTCACGAAGGAAGCGGCCCGCGAAGCCCTCCGCCAGACCGTGTTGACGCACATGCACGGCATGGTAGCCGCGCAGATCGCGCATTCCAAGGGCATCGGGCACCTCTACACCCGCGACAAGACCGGCAAGTTCAGCAAGATCGAGAACCAGGCCGAGATCGACCGGCTCCTGAGTGAAGGCGAAGCGGAGCGCGACTACTGGATCTTCTCGAAAGACCCGAGCGTGCAAGCGTTTACGGACCTGATGAACCGCGCCATTGATAAACCAGCCGAGCACGTTGAGGTGATGGGCAGCGGGGGCGGTCCCTTGGTCATTCAATGGCTGCCGTAAGTGCCCGTCGTCACCATCCAGTACCGCCCCCGTCCCCTCCAGCGGGAAATCCATCAAGCGCTCGAGTCCTCGAGGTGGGGCGTCGTCGTGTGCCATCGGCGGTTTGGGAAGTCTGTCTTAGCGGTGAACCACCTGATCAAGGCCGCGTTGCTGTGTCAGAAGCCACGGCCCCGCTATGCCTACATCGCGCCCACCTACAGACAGGGCAAGGCGATTGTCTGGGACTACGCGAAGTACTACGCCGCCCCGGTGCCTGGGCACACCTCGAACGAATCGGAGTTGAAGATTGACTTCCCGAACGGGGGCCAGTTCCGCATCTTCGGCGCCGATAACCCGGACAGCCTCCGCGGCCTGTACTTCGACGGCGTGGTGTTCGACGAGTTCGGCCTCCAACCGCCCAACATCTTCAGCGAAGTGGTGCGCCCCTTGTTAGCCGACCGGGAAGGTGGGGCGTTGTTCCTCGGGACGCCCAACGGGAAGAACCAGTTCTACGACATCGCGCAGTATGCCAGGGCCAACGATGATTGGTTCTTCGCAGAGCACAAAGCCTCCGAGACCGGCATCCTGTCGCCGGCAGAACTCGCCGATTCCCGCCGGATGATGACCGCTGACGAGTACGCGCAGGAGTTTGAGTGCTCGTTTGAAGCCTCGGTGAAGGGGGCTGTCTACGCCCGCGAACTCCAGGCGGCGCGAGAGGACGGGCGCATCACCCGCGTGCCGTATGACCCGGCCCTGCCAGTGGACACCGATTGGGACTTGGGCTTCGCGGATGCGACGGCCATCTGGTTCTCGCAGACGTTGCGCTCGAGAGAAGTGCGGCTGATTGACTACTACGAGAACTCCGGGTTCGGCCTCGACCACTACAAGAAGATCCTGAGCGAGAAGCCCTATGGTTATGGCACCCATTGGGCGCCGCATGACATCGAAGTGCGCGAACTCGGCACGGGGAACAGTCGTCTTCTCGCCGCTCAATCCTTGGGTCTTAATTTCCTGGTGGCGCCTAAAGTCCAAGACCTCAAGGACGGGATCCACGCGACCCGGATGCTCCTGCCCCGGTGCTGGTTCGACGAGACCAAGTGCGAACGGGGCCTCGAGGCGCTCAAGAACTACCGTTGGGACTACAACACGCGGGCCGAGTCGTTCACGGCGCTCCCGGTCCACAACTGGGCGAGCCATGGCGCGGATGCGTTTCGGACGCTGACGTTCCGGCACTACACGAGCACCAAGAATCCCGAGCGTGAAGCATCCGCTGCTGTGCGGAAGGCCCAGCAGGATACCGACCCGTTCAAGTGGAAGCGGTCGAACTTCGGCAGAAGGGCAGGCTACTGAGTGCTTCCCGTTGCCGTAGGCGTGGGCTGCTTGTTTGTGTTCTGTGCTCTATGGTTCTCCACGCAAGCACTGGCTCGGCTCCTCGAAGTAGAGCGAGAGCAGGCGGCGATGCGCGAGAGATTGAACCTGGTAAACGCCCACGTTGACCGTCTCTACGAGAAGGACGTGGCGGGCGTCCATTTATCGACCATCGACGGCAACCGTTTCAGTGTCGCTGGTTCGACGACCGCGTATGCCAGCGAGTCTAAATGGGATAGTCGCTTGTCCACCGCGGCTTCGTTTCCCAAGGAGACAACGCCATGAGCCAAGGATCCGGGGTGTTCCCCGCATTGTCGGACAACATCAAGAAGTCGCCCAAGCCGAAGCGGAAGCCAAAGCGGTGACGTTGTTCGTCCTGAGTTTCATTGTCGGCGTGCTGCTGATGAGCGCGTGGAAAGGTCGGTGACGGCATGACACCCCCGCGCGATCCGTTCGAATTACGGCTCTCGGAGGACCAGAAGAAAGTCCTGTCCCTCTACCTGCATGACGAGTTGCAGAAGGGGCTGGATGCCCGAGGCGCGACCGAGCATGACGTGGACTACTGGTATCAACTCTACGAGCAGGCCCGCACACGTACCGGCGCCCCGTGGCAGGATGCCGCCGACCTCACCTCGCATATCGGCACGGAGCATGTGGACAGTCTCCAAGCGCGCATCATGGCGAACGTCTGGAGCGACCCGATCTGGACTGTCGAGGGCTGGGGTCCTTCAGCCGACCGGGCACCCTTTGTCGAGGAGTTCCACCAGTGGAAAGCTGAGGAGGAACGGCTGCAAGGCGTGCTGGATCGTCTCGTGTTGCAGTCCCTGATTGAGCCGCGCGGCTTGCTCGAGATTGCCGAGGGCACCGACCTCCGCACCACGCGCAAGCGCATCACGGCTAAGGTCGAGACTGACCCGCTGACCGGCGGGATGATCTACGACGAGGACATGAACCCGCAGGCGTCGTTGAAACCGGACGGCACGTTCATGGAGGCCGGCCCAGACGATATCGGGATCGAGCAGGTGATCGACAGCACCGAGCGTATCCGTACCGGCCCGACGTATCGCATCCTGCCCTACAAGGACTCGCTCATTACCCCAGGCCATGCCAGGGACAAAGCGGACATCTGGGGCTACTGGAAGCGGTTCTGGATGCGGGAGTCCACGCTCACGGCCAAGGCTAAGGCGGGGATGTACGACGAGGACGCAGTCGAGAAGATCAGCAAGCAAGATGACCGGGAGTCGGACGACTCATTGCAGCGGGCGAATCAGAGCGTGCCGAAGTCCGACGCGGGGCTCGCCGAGAAGGAACTCTGGGAAGGACTTGTCCTGCTGAACCTGAACGACTTGTTCGAGGCGCGACGGGTGCCAAAGTTGAAGAAGGGCGGCTCGGAGCGGTGGTATCTCGTCACCTTGCACCCACGTAGCCAGCAGATCCTGCGGGTGCAGTTTGACGATATGGAGCGCAGCCGATTCGTGCCGGTGATTCTGTTCCCGCGGCCCGACCGAGCCACCGAGGGCTACTCGTTTATCGGGCACAAACTCATTACGCTCCTTGAGGAGCACGGCGCGTGGCGGAACATGGCCGCAGACCGGGGCGCGATGGTGATCGGGGCGCCGATCCAGCGGCTGCAGGGCGCCCTCTGGGATCCGATGGAGCAGCCGTTCGGCCCCAAGGCCGTGATTGACGTGCGGTCGATGGACGAAGTGCGGCCGTTTGTCGTCCCCGACCTCTCACAGTCCACGTTCCATCACATTGAGATGGTGGAACGCACCGCCCAGCGCGTGAGTGGCATTAACGACGTGGCTTCAGGGCAAGTGGCGACACAGAACCGCACGCTTGGTGAAGTCCAGATGGCGACCGAGCAGTCCTTCGTGCGGATGCGGCTCATCACGCAGCGGTTTCAGGAGGCGATGGAGGACATCGGGCAGATCCGCCACGCGATCTGGCAGCGGGTGGCCGCGGAGCAGCCCGAAGGCATGGAGGCGCCCCAGTCGTTGCTCTCAAATCTCGAGGGCCGCGGCGTGACGGTGGACCTCCCTGACGGGAAGATCACCTCCGCGTTGCTCTCGGGCTCCTTTCGGCTGAAGCCGTACGGGTCCAACGAAACCGCGGACCCGAACCGGCAGCGGAATGACTTCGTGGGCATGTTGCAGGCGTTGCCGCCGACGATGCAGGCGTTCCCGCAGCTCGGGGCGATGTTCGCCACCCCGCAAGCCGCGCGCGCGATGGGCCGGCAACTCCTGCGGGTGTTCCGCGTGCCCAACCAACAGGCGTTCCTCGGATCGCCCGCACAAGACCTGATGCAGACGCAGGCGGGGCAGATGCTGACGCAACTCATGCAGCAGCCGCAGGGGCCGGGGATGATGGGGATGCAGCCACCGGGGCTGCCTCCAGGCCCGCCGCCGCAGCCTGAGCAACTTCCACCGCCGCCCACCGGAGGCCCGCTGCCCCAATGAGTCTAATTAAGGCGTTTCTCTACGAAGTCCGATCAGTGATGGGGTCGCTCGGACTCTGGTCGTGTGAGTTTCCAAACGCGCCAATGATTCGTACGGGTGTGGCGATTTCTAGGAATCGCTGTGAGATCTGCAACGGCGTGGAGTATCGCTGTCCGACATGCTGGCGTCGTGTTACGGGACACTCGCATGAAAGCGACTTTACCTGCAACGTCTGCGGATTCGTGAATCCTATCCGCTTCCGTGACGGCGCGCGCATCAACGGTGATGGCGACTTTACGAGGGGCCTGCGGGTGATGTCCGCATGAGAGCCGACCTCTCTGCGATTGCCGGGGTGGGCCGGGTCACGCTTGAAATGAGTTATCCCTACCCCAACAGGTCGCCAGAGATGATTCATGTCTGCATGACCGACTCTGAGTATCGCCAAACATCGATGTATTTCAATGCGGACGAGTTCGTGCGTGTAATCAACGCCTTATGGGTCTACGGGAAACCCGCATGATGGTCTCTCACGGGTTGCGACCGGGGCGCCCGACGCCCACCCCTGTCCCTGGCTACGAGGACTTCTGCGGCGGGGATCTGTGCGTGGGGTTCTTCACCGAGATGTTCGCGGCGGGGCGGATTCCCATTCCACAAGGCGCCAAGGTGCTCGAGATTGGCTGCGCCGAGGTGGACTGGCTGACGCCGATGAAGGCCCGTCGGCCCGATCTGACGCTCGTTGGGGTGGACCAGCGGCAGCACGAGGAACGCCCCGGCGCGGATCTCCTCGTGCGTGGTGACCTGATGCAGCGGGCGCTGTTCAAGCCGGCGACGTTTGACGTGGCCATTGCCATCAGCGTGATCGAGCACGTCGGTATCGGCCGGTACGGGGATCCGGTGGAGCGTGACGGCGATTCGATGGCGATGGCGAACCTGCACTACTGGCTCAAGCCGGATGGGTTCCTCTACATGGACGTGCCCTACCGGCATGACGGCCTCTCCACCGAGTTCCGGGCCTACAACGAGACCGACCTCCAGAAGCGCGTCATTCACGGCTGGACCGAAGTGGACCGGGAGTACTTCACGGGGAATGGACATCCTGACGGGCCGTATATCGCGCTGGTGCTGAAGCCATGAGTAATGGATTCGTTCTGTGTGTTTTGTTGTTTTGTTTCGGGGTGACGGTACTCGTCACCTTCTGGCCCGCCGTGCCGGTGTGCCCGTGAGGGGTGTCGCGATCTCGACGGTGGTGTGGTTCGTGGTGTTGGTGGCCTTTTACCGTTGGGCGGGGTTCAGGTGACCTATCACGCCTATCCATCATCCGGTGTGGTGCTTATGAGTGACAACGAACGGGAAGACTGGGACAACCTGCTGAAGTCCTCGGGGTTTCAGCGGCTCCAGCAGTGGGCCGAGCAGGAATGGGCGGGGCAACTGCCGATTCTCCTCAATAAGGCCGTCGCCGCCGCGGACGCGCAAGCCATCGATAACCTCCGCCAGGTACTGGCCTGTTCCAAGGCCATCGATCTCGTGATGAATCGCCCCAAGGAACGGCTGTCCCAGTTGGAGCAGCAAGCGATGGCGCAGAACACCCGCCATGTGGGGCGCGGGGGCCTGTGACGCTGGTCGTGGACGGGAAGGTCGCGGCCTGCCAATCCTGTGTGTATGGGCGCGACTGGAACTATCACGTGGAGTGCCGCCGCTATCCCCCGGACTATGCGAGCGAATCGAAGTGGTGGCCGATTCTGTCCCTTGATGACTGGTGCGGGGAATACAAGCCGCGCAGGAAACCATGACACTCACGCCCTTAGCCGATCGTGTCCTGATTCGCCCGGAAGCGCAGCCCACCATGACGCAGAGCGGGTTGCACCTGATGGAGCACTACAAGCCCGAACAGGTCGGGGAAGTCGTAGCGGTGGGGATGACGGCGCACCCACGGAAGGCTGAGGCGTTCATGCTGGCGAAGGAATTGGACTTCTGGCCCGAGCCTGAAGCTGGCATCGCCGCGCAACTCCTCCGTGACCTCACCGGCCGGGAGCCCGAAGTCAAGGTGGGCGATACGGTGCTGTTCTCGTGGAACGTCGGGCAGGAAATCTGGGTCAACGATGGCGATCAGAAGTACCTCTTGATGCGCCACGACGACATTTTGGCGGTGATTGATTATGAGTGAGCCTGAAGTCTTTGGCACGAGCCTCGAAGACGACGCACCCGCGCCCCCGCCAGTCGTTGAGGCGCCCGTCGCGGTCGCGCCCCCCGAAGAACCCCCCGCGGTCGATGAGCCTGAAGCCGTCGAAGTGAACGGCGCCCAGATGGTGCCGATTGCGGCTGTGAAGGCGGAACGCGCCCGCCGGCAGGAAGCCGAGCGGCAGGCCGCACGCGTCCCCGAACTCGAGCAGTGGCACCGGGACGCCGCGCCGTATGTGGAGTTCCTGAAGGCCAACCCGGACTTCCTGAAGCCGAAGCAGGAACCGGTGGCGCCCGCAGACCCCAAAGCCGACCCGGAACTGGTGCAGCTGGCGCAGACCCTGGACCTCTACGATGCCGCAGGACAGCCCGATACCAAGCGGGCCGGGGTGATGGCCGGGTTGATTGACAAAGTGGCCGAGCGGCGCGTCCAGCACGCCGTCCAGCCCTTCCAGCAGCAGACTGCACAGCAGCAGGCCCAGGTGAACTGGGCGCGGGCCATGCAATACACGGATCCTGAGGGGCGCCGCGTCGATCCGGTGGTCCTCCGTAACCTGTGGGAGACCTCGAAACTCGAAGACGTGGCCGACCCGAACTATGTGCGCGTGCTCACGCTCACCGCGATGGGCGCGGAGCGGGCGACGAAGCGGCCGACGACACCCGTCCCCCCACAGGCCCTCGTAACGGAAGCCTCTGGGGGCCATCCCCGCACCAGGCCGACGCTGTCCACGATGGAAGAGAAGGTCGCCACGGATCGCGGGAAAACCGCCACGCAGTGGCAGGACTTGACCAAGGGGCACCAGAGCGGGCGCCCGAGTCAGTTGGAGGATTGATGCCCAGAAAGATCACACTCGACAAGGACACCGAGATTCCAGGCACTGAAGTGCTCGAGCCGAAGGCGAAGGCGCGCATCTCTGTGCTCGAGCGCCGGCTCCAGAACCCCTTCGGTGAACCCTCCGCCCCGATTGAACTCAAGGACGCCTCGCGGGAGTGTCGGTGGTTCAACGCGGCGATCATGACCGACAAGATCTGGCGTGCGAAGGCCAAGGGGTGGGATCCGGTGCGTCCCGACGACTGCGTGGACCTCGATCAGGTCGCGGGGTACGTCAAGAACGCGGAAGGGTTCGTCACCAGGGGCGACAGAGGCCAAGAACTCTTGATGTCGATGCCGAAGGACTGGCGCCGGCAGATTGCGATCGCCAAGACGCGCGAGAACAACAAGAACATGGGCGATTCCGGGAAGACCAAGGCGGAAGTGGTGAGCGCCTTCGCGGAGAAGTACGGCGACGAGGCGGGGACCACGGCAGAGCGGCATGTGGGGCCGGTGGGGAGCGTGATCGATCAGTTCGAGCGCGTGGAGCGCCGACCGGACACGGGCGAATGATTCTCTGTTCGGGCTGTTTCGACGGGCTACACGCTGGGCATGTGCGGTATCTGCAAGCCGCCGCGAAGTACAGGGAAGGCGGCGAGCGGTTCATCGTGGCGGTGGCGTCGGATGCCTATATCCGCAAAGTGAAGGGCCGAGAGCCGCGCTGGACGTGTGTGGAGCGGATGGAGACGCTTGAAGCACTCAAGATCGTGGATGACACCGTTGAGCATGGGGAAATCGGCGCGGCCGATGTGATTCGGGCGCTGCGCCCGCGTTTCTTCGTGAAGGGCATGGACTGGATGGGAGCGATTCCGCCCGATGTCCGTGATGCGTGCGACCGCGTGGGCGCCGTGATCCGCTTCGTCAACGCTCCCGGCACGCACACTTCCGAGGCGTTTAGCGTGACGCCCGTGATCTGCGATTGGTGCAAGGCGGGCCACGAAGCAGCGGACATGGTGTCGGTAGGGCTTGGAGAATTTAACGATCCGAATGCGATACGGCGGTGGACGCTCTGTAAACGCTGCGCGGAAGCATTTGGGCAGGTTATGGAGGAGGAGGAGTTCGCGTGATCTACCCGCTCTCGTCCTCCACGAGCTTGCACCCGGACGCCGTTGAGGCCGCTATTACCACGCTGCGATCCGGCCGGTACACGATGGGGACTATGGTCGAAGCCTTTGAGGAGACCATTGCGGCCTACGTCGGGGTGCCCTACGCGGTCATGGTCAATTCAGGCTCTTCCGCCAATCTCCTCGCCATCGAGGCGATGGTGCGCCCGTCCATGGGTCGCAAAGGGTGGCAGCGTGGCGATGAAGTCCTCGTGCCGGCGGTCTCGTGGCCGACCACGGTGTGGCCCGTGGTGCAGTTGGGCCTCACGCCCGTGTTCGTGGACTCCGACCCGGACACGCTCGCCCTCGACTGGCACCATGCCGACACCCTGGTCAACGAGCGCACCGTGGGCGTGATGCTGATTCATGTGCTGGGATTGGCGGCAGACCTCGAGCAGGCGCGGCACTGGTGCCATCTGCGCGGACTCACACTGATCGAGGACTGCTGCGAGTCGTTCGGGGCGTATTCCCACGGGCACCATGTGGGCACGGTGGGGGCGATTGGTACCTACTCGCACTACTACAGCCACCAGTTGACGACCATCGAAGGCGGGACCGTGGTCACCTCGGATCCCACCATTGCCGATGACCTCCGCAGCATGAGAAGCCACGGGTGGAGCCGCCAACGGGCGGATCGGGCGTCGTGGGAGTCGGAGAGTCCGATTGATCCGCGCTTCCTGTTCGTCTCGAGCGGCTACAACGTGCGTCCGATGGAACTGCAAGCCGCGATCGGCCTCGCGCAACTGCCGCACCTGGAGGGCATCCTCGCGGCCAAGGAGCGGTGCGCCATCGACCTCGCCAACGTCCTCCCGCCGTGGCTGCGGCTCGTGGGGGACTTCGCGTTGCAGTCACTGGACCGCCGGCACTCGTGGATGAACGCCCCGCTGATGCTCACGGATGACGCCCCGACGTCACGGGACCGGCTCGTGCGGCGGCTGGCGGAACTCGGCGTGGAGACCCGGCCCATCATCGCGGGGAACCTGCTGCAGCATCCGGTGATGTACCGGCACTGGCCTGGACGCGCAGCTTCTCATGGGTATCCGGTGGCGGATCGGGTGATGAAGCACGGGTTCATGGTCGGCTGTCACGACGAGGCGCGGGTGGACCTGATTGCGGAAGCCGTGCGGAAGGTGGCGGCGTGAGCGAGTACCCCGAATGGGTCGAACGGGCGATCGGGTGGCAGATCTTGCACTACGGGGACTCACTGCCTGGGCGCCACATGACAGATCCGAGAGGAACACGGCATCCGGTCTGGTGGCGTCAGTGGTGGCCGTTTAATCGACGGAAGGTGGCGGCGTGAGGTACGACGCCGTGTGGACGGTGGACCACCATCCCAGCCTGTGCGGCACGGCGAAGTTCAGCCATCAACTCGCGGAGCGGTTGGGTGTGCCGTGCGTGCCTGTTGGGACACCCTGCAACTATCCGCTGATCTCGGTCAGGGCGAGCGAGGTGGACTGGGAAACGTTTGCCCGCGTGGAACCGTATGACCTGTTCCTACACGACTGGGAACCTAAGGCGAAGACGGTCGCGGAGTACTGGACATGCGAGGCCGAGCGTGTCTTTGTGGCCGACACATGCATTGGTCGGCAGATTGGCCTCCGTCGCACGGTGGAGTTATTCGCGCCGGCCACGATTCAGGGGAACGCTTCGCGCCCAGGCTTCCGCGTGCTCACGTTTGGGATGGCGCACAAGCTCAAGGCGCGGCAGTACCGGGAACTCAAGGCATGGCTCGAAGTTGTGCATCCTGACTACACCGTGAGCGTGTCCACGGCGGTGCATGAAGGTTCCCCGTGGGATGCGACGGCACAAGTGGCCGACGAACTCCGCGCCATCTTCGGGAGCCATCTCCGTGTCCTCGGGTATCTCGCAGATGATGCCCTCGCGCGGGAGTTGCAGGAGTGCGACCTCGTGGCGCTGTTCTATGAACCGGCCCTGCGTGCGAACAATACCACGTACTGGGCCGCGAAGGCGGCGGGGAAGCCGATCGTGACGAACCGAGACAACCTCTCGCCTTCTGACGACGATCCGCACACCTGGGGAGAACTGCTGTCCATCATGGAGGCGACGTGCGTAGCCTCACGATAGCCGGTCGCCGGATTGCCGACGACGAGCCCGCGTATGTCGTGGCGGAACTGGGGCACAACCATGGAGGATCGACCGCGACTGCGGTGCAGATGATCCAGGCCGCGGCCGCGTGTGGCGTGTCGGCGGTCAAACTCCAGAAGCGGGACAACGAGACGCTGTACAGCCAGACGATCCTGAACCAGCCCTACGAGAACGAGAACAGTTTCGGGGCGACCTACGGGGCGCATCGGGCGGCGCTGGAGTTTGACGAGCAGGGGTATGCGGTGTGCCAGCACGCCGCGAAGCAGGCTGGCGTGCCGCTGTTCGCCACGGCCTTTGACGAACCCTCTCTGGCGTTCCTGGTGGAGCGTGGCGTGCCGGCCATCAAACTGGCCTCGGGGAGCCTCACAGATGCTCCGCTCCTGAGCATGGCTGGTGCCTGCGGCTTGCCCGTCATCCTCTCGACGGGAGGTGGGACATGGCGGGACATCGATAACGCGGTCGATCTGCTGTATCGGCGCACCACAGAGTTCGCCCTGTTGCACTGCACCGCAGCCTATCCGGTGCTGGACTTCGCGGAACTCAACCTGCGGTGCATCTCAAAGATGCGAGAGCGGTATACCAACACCGTCATCGGCTGGTCCGGCCACGACTCAGGCATTGCGATGTCCACGGTGGCGTACACCCTCGGGGCAAGCATTATCGAGAAGCACTTCACCCTGAACCGAGCCAGCAAGGGCACGGACCACGCGTTCTCCATCGAGCCGTCAGGGATGAAGAAGTTGTGCCGTGACCTGTCCCGCACACGAGTCGCCCTCGGGGACGGCATCAAGCGGATCTACCCGAGCGAAGTGAAGCCCATGGCGAAGATGCGACGGACGGAGCAGGACGGCGTGTGGCAGATTCGCGCGGCGTCCGAAGTGAAGGTCCACGTATGAGCGAGTTCATGACCGGGCTGCTGATGGGGGCGGCGATTGTCCTCCTGACGAGAGCGATTGATTCCAGGCAGGGCGCGAGACCGATCCTGCGCTATCCGCTTCGGTGTTGGTTCCTTGGGCACTCGTTCGCGCCGTCTAATTACCATATTTGTTCACGGTGCCAGACCTTGGGACGTGTGGACGTCGGTAGGTTCTACTCGACGTTCTGGAGCGAATGATGCCTGAGGGACGGTTGAAGCGGACGCGGGAGTATTACGTGACTGGGAAGACGCAGTGGTTGCGCGTGCCGGCGTCCTATCGTCCCTGTGACATCAAGGGGTGTCGGGCGTTAGTCCCAGACAGCGTGGAGGGGGCGTTGGTGCCAGGTCCGTATTTGTGTTCGGACCATCAGGGGGCCACGGTGACGATCCCTCGTCTGGCTGGACAGGCCAACGGATTGCGGTATAACGACGATGCCGACGCTTGAACGCTTCCAGCCACGTCCGGTGGGTGACAAGCCGTGGGGGATTGAACTCCTCGTGGCGCACACCCCGCATTACACCGGCAAGGTGCTCCTGATGAACAAGGGGCACTGCGGCGGGTTGCAGTACCACGTCGAAAAGGACGAGACCTTCTACCTGTTCTCGGGTATCGCGCAAGTGGAGTGCGACCCTGGCGACGGCCTCCTCGAGACGCGGCGGATGGAGATGGGGGAGTCCTACCACGTCCCTCCCGGTGCGGTGCATCGGGTGACGGCCATCACGGACTGTGTGTTGTTCGAGACCTCCACGCCCCACTTTGACGATCGCGTGAATGTGTCCCACCTCTACGAAGGGCGGATCGACTAATGGTGCTCCATGACCTCGTCGCGGCGTTGCACCGGATCGGGGACATCTGGGAGAGCGAGATCCGCCGGCAGAAGGAGTCGGCCGCACGGTCGGATGCGCTGATGGCCGAGCAGAACACGGCGCTCAAAGTCCTGATCGAGACCAACGACGCCCACATGGCGCAGTTGGTCAAGGAACTCCGGGGCGAGGACGAAGGCTCGATTCAGTGATCGCCCTGATTCCCGCGCGGGCTGGTTCTAAGCGCGTCCCCGGCAAGAACACGCGGCCCCTCGCGGGTCATCCGCTGATTGCCTACACCATCGCAGCCGCGCAGCAGAGCGGGGTGTTCTCCGAGGTGTTGGTGTGTACGGACTACGTGGCGCCAGAAACCATCGCGCACCAGATGGGCGCCTTTGTCTATATCCGGGTGCCGGTGTGGGACAGCCAGCCCGACGTGGAGTGGATCCGCGAGGTGTTGGGGCAGATGTCACGCCCCGAGTCCTTCGCCATCCTGCGGCCCACGTCCCCCTTCCGCACCGCGGAGACGATCCGCCGCGCATTCCGGCTGTTCCACACCCCAGACGGCACGCACGACAGCATCAGGGCAGTCTCTGTGGCCTCGGAGAACCCGTACAAGATGTGGACATGGCAGGGGGCCGGGTATCCGATGAAACCCTTGCTGCAGGGCACCACAGAGGCCGGGGTGCCCCTCCATTCGGCGCCCTCGCAGGCCGCGCCGAAGGTGTGGTTGCAGAACTCATCACTGGAAATGGCATACACGAGCAACGTGGAGGCGCATGGCAGCATCGCCGGCAGAAAAGTCGTCCCATTCTTCACCACCGACGCCGAAGGGTTCAGCATCGACACCGAAGCCGACTGGCGACGAGCCGAAGTCCTCGCCGCCGAGACCCCTGCCTTACTACCGCCGCTCGGTGTGGCCGGTGTTCAGGGAATGGCTGAAACGACGCAAGCACCCGATCCTCGTGGGGCCGTGGAAGTCGGAGGTGGGGTTCGAGGCGAACTATTGGCTCCCCTTCCTGAGTCACCTGACGACGCACTGTGGGGTGTCTAGGGATCGGTTCATCCCGATTACCAGGGGCGGAGCTGGGGCGTGGTACCACACGCCCACGTCTGTCGAACTCTTCGGGATGCGGACGCCGCAAGACCTCCGCATCGAGAACAAGCTCCAGCAGACGCTCCGAGGGCAGGTCAAGCAGACCCACGTCACGAAGTGGGACCGGGCCGTCCTCGCGGATGCGGCCCACACGCTCGGGCTAAAGCACTACGACGTCCTCCACCCTTCGTGGATGTATCAGTTGTTCATGCCGGTGTGGACGTGTGAGCGGGGCACCGGGTGGATGCAGTCGCAGGCGTGGGCCATGGAGATTCTGAAGGCGCCTCCGGTGCCCGAGGGGTTGGTCCTTCCCGAGAAGTTCATCGCGGCGAAGTGGTATTACCGCTCGACGTGGCCGAAGTCGGACCAGAACGTGCAGTTTGCGACGGAAGTGCTTAAACTCGCCTGTCAGCAATTACCCGTCGTTCTTCTGACATCCGGGGAGTTTATCGACGACCACTGGGACTACCTGCCGGAGATGCCGGGCGTCCTGAACCTGAAGACGCTGTACCCGGCGCTGTGTGCCCAGAACAACCTCGCGGTCCAGAGCGCGGTGATCGGGCGGTCGGAGGGGTATCTCGGGAACTACGGCGGGTTGGCGCAGTTGGCGTTGACGATGGGGAAGGCCGGGGTGACGTTCTATGACCAGTGGGGCGGGACGCTCGCAGTCCATCGGTATCTGAGCGAGGAAATTGCGATGCGGACGGGGAAGACGTTCCAGGTGTTGAAACTGGGGGATCTGCCGCTCCTCCAGAGCATCTTGCCGAAGATGGTGCTCGAGCCGGTGCAATAACTCTGTGGTTGTGTTGCGTTCCATGATATAGTGCGGTCATCAGCACGCACGGCCTGCCGCCGGGGTTTTGACTGTCGGGCGCGTTCGTCGAGTGCAGGGCTGATACGAGTCGCCATCGTCAAGGGCGTTCCGTCGCGGGTCGCCTCCGCGTGAACCAGGGCGCGTCGGCGTGTTGAAGGCTTCGGGTCAGCTTCAATGCGCGGCATCCCTCTGACCTTCCCAAACGGTCAGTTCTCGTGTCGATACGGCACGGGAGGTTCACATGGCACAGGTCGTCCTCTCCTCCGGGAGTGTGTGCAGGCCGTACCGATCGCCGTGGGGCGCGTACCCCACGCGGTCGTTTCAGGTTCTGAGCACCTCCGCGGCGATTCAACTCGGGAAGCCAGTCGCCCTCGCGGTCGCCGCGTCCACGTCGGTGGATTGCGTCATCGGCGTCACGGCGAACGCTCCAAACTACTTCAACCTTGTCGGCGTGGCCGCTGAAACCATTGCCGCGCAGACCTCGTCGGGCACGACGGGCCCGTTCATTTCGGTCTGGGAAGCGAATCCCCAGGTCGAGTTCCGCGCCGCCACCAAGGGTGGCCCGCTGGCTTCGAGCAACGTCGGACTCCGCAAGTCTCTCGTGTTCGACTCCACGCTGAACATCGCATGGGTAGACCTGTCGGTCTCGACCGCCACCGACTGGCGCGTGGTCGTGACGCAGAACATCGGTACGCTTGGCGATTCGGGAGGCGATGTGGCCTTCCGGTTCCTGAACCATGGTGCGGAACAGTGGAATAGCACCATCGCTTCGTCCAGCCCGCTGCTGGCCTTCTTCTCGTAAAGGACATCAGCCATGGCACAAACACGAGGCGTCAACGGTGACCTCTACGACAACGTAGATAAAACGATCTACGGCGTCATGAAGGACAAGCTCTCGGAGCTGAAGAAGATCTACCCCTCCGTCTACAACATCAAGACGAGCGATCGGAAGTTCGAGCGCGTCGTCACCTACGTGCCCTTCGGGGACACGCTGACCAAGGGTGAGGGCGAAGCCTACGTCATGGACCTGATCCGTCAGGGCTACACGAAGGACTTCACGCACACCGAGAACGGTCTCGGCTTCGAGGCGACCCAGACCGCGCTGGACGACGACCAGGAGAACATCCTGTCGAAGGCCGGCGACTGGCTCGCGTTCTCGGCCCGCTACGTCGAGGAAGGCCGTGCGGCGAATCCGTTCAACAACGGGTTCACCACGGAAACGACGCCCGATGGCCTCTCGCTGTTCAACACGTCCCACGCCCTGAAGGGTGGGGGCACGGCGAAGAACCGGCCCTCGGTGGATGCGGACCTCTCGGCCACGTCGCTCGCGCAGGCGATGATCGACAGCCAGACCGACAACAAGGACGAGGCCGGCCACATTGCGGCGCCCATCAATTCGTGGACGCTGTACATCCCGCCGACGCTCGAGTTCTTGGCGGATCGGCTGGTGAACTCGGTGGGCCTCCCTGGCTCGGCCGACAACGACAAGAACCCGCTCAAGTCGCTCCGCACCTGGAACGTGGTCGTGAATCCCAGGCTGTCGGATGCGGACGCGTGGTTCCTCGTGGCGGGGAGCAAGTCGCAGCACGGGCTCACGTTCTACCGCCGCACGCCGATCACGATGGAGCCGATGCAGATCGATCCGCGCACCGGCAACCGGATCTTCAAGATTCGGCATCGCTTCTCGGTGGGCGCGTGGATGTGGCAGGGAACCTACGGAACCCAAGGCGCATAACCAGAGGATGGGCGGGGGGCGCCTTCGGGCAGTGTGGCGTCACACGGCCCCCCGCCGCTTCTCTGACGCCGTGAGGTGAATCATGGGTAAGTCAGCAGCGAAGGGCCCCTTCTACGGGGCGAAGTCTCTTCTCTGGGTCGCCGGCCCTGCCGCCGCGGCCTCCACGTCGGCCTCCACGGTGCTCGCCTTCGCACAGGGCGGCTTCGCCAAGCGCGTCGTCCCGGCCTACGAGGACTGGTTCGTCACCGAGGCGTACTTGACCTGTTCGACGGCCTCCACGGTCGCTGCGGCCTGTCAGTGGATTCTGAAGACCGAAGGCGGCTCGACCACGATCTCTCCGCGTGAGGGGGGTGCGTCCACCAACGCCGCGACGATTCTCACGATCGCGGGTGGCGGCTCGAGCAACGTCAACGGCTCGGCCATCGCGGCCGTCACCGCAGGCGAATACGAGGGCACCTGGTGTCCCGCGGGTTCGACGCTGCGGTGGGTCAGCACGTACGCGGATGTCCCGGTGACGCCGCAGATGCAGGTCATGGGCTACATCCGGTACATCAACTCGACCCGCTCGGAGGGTTAACCCTTGGCCTTCCAAGACTGGGGCACCCCGCCGATCAACTCGACCGGGGTGGCGATTGTCGCCACCACGGACACCACCACGCTGGTGGCCGAACTCGACTCCACGCGGCTCGGGACGGCATTCTTCGCCACGGGGCAGCAGCGGTGCTTCCGCGTGACGTACATCCTCGGCTCGGATACCAACACGACGTGGCAGGTCGGGGTGTGCAACTCCACGGCGTTGAACTCCGGGCAAGATGAGTTCTTCCCGAAGACCGGGCCGTTCCTGAGTCCGCAGTATGTCGTGGTTCATACGCTCGTCAAGGACCAGCGGATCCGGGTGCGGACGGCGGCGGCGTCCACCAACGCCTCGGGCTACATCTCCGCGGAGCCGTTGACGTAAATGCCGACACTCACGATTGGGCACGCGCAGTACTGGCGCGGGACGGGTGGGGGCGCGCCTCCCCCGTCGTCCGTGCGTGGCGGCTATCCCGCGTGGCAGGCGTCCGTCGTCGCCATGCAAGTGCTTCTTCTGATCTTGCTGGGGCTCTAACCTATGGCTACTTTCGTCAATGTGCCGGGGATGAACCCGAGCACGGTCGATTTCCGGCTCGCCACGATTCAGATCGCCCGCGGGTCCACGAACGAACTGCAGGAGATTGTCTGCCTCGGGGATCCGAACTCCTCGCTTGGGGTCGCGCAGATTCTCGCGGCTGCGCCGACCTCCACGGCCCACGGGCTGGTGGTCAGGATTGCCGGCGGGGCCTCGACCGCCACGGACCTCGCCGTGCGGGCGCTTCTGAGTTCCACGGGCGCGGACAACCCGGTCAGCATCGCGGTAGTCTCCACCACGTTTGCGAGTTCGGCGGGGTTCCACTTCGACTCGTCTGGCGCGATGCAGGTCACGATGGCGAACGGGTCCGCGGTGGACACCGACGACAACTCGGTGGCCGGCGGGCAGGCCAACGTCGCGGTAACGATCAGCGAGACGTACGGGTTTAACGGCTCCACGACGTGGCTGCGGGTCGAAGCCTCCACGGCGGCGATGGCACCAGGGGCGGCGGGCCTCGGGGTGCGGCAGGTGTTGCCGACGCTGAACAGCACCGCCAGCGCGGATGCCTTTGCGGCCTCCACCTCGTGGGTGGTCGCCACATCCAACGCGTCGGTGAAGACGAAGGTCTTTGCCTACTCGATCACGACGACCTGTGTCACCGCGACGAATCTCAAGTTCTACAACGGGGCCACGATGATGTGGCCGGTGGTGTTGCAGGCGATTTCGAGCGCGGTGAGTGGCGTGAATCTCGCCGTGAGCCCCCCGGCGTTCTTGTTCCAGAACTCCACCGGAGCGCCGATGACGCTCCAAACCAGCGGATCCTCAGCGGGGCCTGCGTTCCATGTGGCGGTGTCCTACTTCCAGGAGCCGTAGTGGTCTACTCGGGGCGACTAGGGAAAACCGCACCGCTGGCGGTGCCTGGGGTCGAGAGTTCACCGGGGGCGTCGTACATCCTCGACGACTTTCAATCGCTGCGCGTGGTGCAACCCCTTGAGAGCGATCCGAAGTCTCGCTATCTCTGGAAGACGTTCAACTACAGCACCGGGGACGTGGTCGGGGTGTCGTCGAGTGTCACATTTGGCGGGCAGAACACGCTGTCCGCGTACTGGGACTCCGCCGGGGCGACTGGGGCCACTGCGAATCGTCGAAACTTTCAACTCTATTTCTATCCGCTCACGATTTACGACACCACGCACTTTCCCGACACGTACAACGGCTGGCATTTTGCCCACGAGTTCATCGTCCCGTTCGTGTTTTACCCCAACCCGATCTGGGCGGCGCAGTCCAACCTCGGTGGGTATGGCGTGGTCAACCGCTTCAAGTTCTGGATCAAGGTGCCGGTCAACACGCTCTCGGGGGGAGAAGGCGGGGCGTCGCATAACTTTGAGTTCGGCACCTTTCACGGGTCGCAGACCATCTTTGACAACGGCAACGACGGGGTCAACTACGGATGGCACTTTTACCACTTCGCGGATCTCACGTATCGAGACGGGGTGTGGCAGCAAGTGATCATCGACACGCATCCCCAGCATCAAGTCGCCACGACGAACTACGAGCCAGAGGACGAGTTCAATCTCAAGCGGACCCAGACGGATGGGAATGGCAACACCATCGTGCTAGACACGCTCGAGCCGGCCTACACCTACATGGACGATCTGCGGGGGTTCTATCTCGACTTCCCCTATCTCGTGGACGCGTCAGGGTGGGGCGCAGACACGGTGCGGGTTGGACAGCCAGAGTTCTACGTGGAGACCAACGACGAAGACGTGCTGTACACCGCCTCGCTCAACGGGTCGTATCAGCCTGGGTCGAACACGTTCCACATTCAGTGGCAGCGGCATCGGTATGACACCGCGGCGGTCTGGGATGTGAAGTACGCGTGGTCGTCGATTCACACGAGCGGGTGGGCCGCGGGGACCGATGCGCCGAGCGGGCAAAACCTGACGGCTAACGCGAACTATGTCGGGATGAATTACACCACCACCGCAATTGATATTACCGGCCACGAGAACGATTCGCTCTGTGTGGCCATCCGGCGGCAGGGGCAGACGGCGTTCCGCCAG